GGAACAAAAGAAATTAGATAAGAAATTTAGTAAGTTTATAGACGAGTATAAGAATGATTCTGCTATGGATTTAAAAAAGTTTAGATTTTTTGAATTTCCATGTTTAACTGGAGATGAATCGCAAGAGGATTTAGAAAAACTTTTTGCTTCTAGATTATTACAACAATTTAGCGGTATTACAAACGTAAACACTAAATGGGAATTCTATATTTGGTTAGCATGTCTTGGTTCAGAAAACTATAGTAATTCGAGTGGATTTGGAGGAAACTGGTCGGGTTTACCATATCCTAATATTAGTAACGAAACTAGAAGTGATATTGAAGATGCAGGTTATAGTTGGACACAGCTTGCTAATAATGTAAGTAGCATATGTGTTGAAGCAATTCATGATGCACATCCAGGTGAAGAATCTGAAAGTGCATTTTTTAACACAAACGCACTAAGACAGAGAATTCAAAAAGATGCCACTAATGAAATTGTTTTGCCTATAGAATTAGAATGTCCACTAAATAGGTATAAAATACAGGTTGCATATGATTACGAAACTGATAGTAAAAGACCTAAAATTTTAACATCACATGTTATTGCGACATTTAGTTGGTATCCTGGTGTAAGAAGCGGATCGTTTAGTGCAAATGCAGAAGGTATTGTTACTAATGCTCCTAAATTTACAAAAAATAATAATTGGGTTAAATCAAAGTATAGAGATCAAGAATTAAAAAATGGTTGGCGCAAAATTCCAAATGCAATGAGCAACGCTAGAACACCTGAACATGTGATTGATATAAACCCAACATCAGGTGGAACTATATTTAAATTTCAAAGACAACAAGTGATCGACGCTAAGGCCGCTGCAGAAGAATGTGATGCTGCAGAAGAAGATAGTAATATAGATTATACTTGGCCAGGTGGTGATCCTTATGAAGAAATGGCAGAAATAACTATTGCATATTGGTATGCATGTTTAGTGAAACCATTTACACCATCTCCATCTGCTTTGCCAGCATTGATTCCTCCTCCACTTACTGGAATTTATATTCCAATTTATTATGGTGGTAAAAAAAGATTGGCTAAGAATTTAAGAAGAGCATGGAATACCGGGAAAACATTTTCAGTTATTCCTGCTCCAATGCCACCTGCATTAGCAGTTTCAACAGCTGTTGCGGCTGCGTATATGTTACACTTATTAGAATTTAAATTATTATATCTTGGTGGAATTCCTACACCTGCTGGACCAGTGCCAATGGTTGGAATTGTTCCTGTAGTATTCTAAAAAATAATAGGATATATATTATGTTACACCTTTAATATAAAAATAAATGAACAACGAAAAAAACAAAAGGATCAGAATTGGGGAAAAGACACCAAAAGAGACCGTAGTTGAAGAACTAGATGTAAAAATCGAAAACACAGAAATTGAAGAAGATGCTAATCAAGCATTTTATGATGAGAACGGGGAATTCATGTGGGATGCATATGAGTCTACTTGCCCGTCAAGAACAAGAAAACCAAATCCACACATTAAAACCAAAGACGGCGATAAAGTCTACTCTAGGGAATCTTATGCCCAAGAAATGTATGACATGCTTACTGCACATGATGCTAGTATTGGACAATTACTGACTGTAATTAATCCTGGTGAAATTCATGAAGGTAAAATTTATGCAATTAATTCTGAGTTTATTAGCGTTGATATTGGTTACAGGGAATTGATCTACGTCAAGTATGATAAAGAACCTGCTGAAATTCAATCGCTAAAACCAGGTGATGACACCGCTGTACTAATTACACAATTGGGTAAAAACTCACATATTGTTGGTAGTATTAATGGTGGTGTTAAACACAAAGTGTTTATGGATCTTAGAGCTGCAGTTGAAGAAGGAAACACAGCGTGGGTCGGTACAGTTACAAATATGATTGAAAATGGAGGTTATATGGTAATGGTACAAGGCATAGAATGTTTTATGCCAGGATCTTTAGCTGGAATTAATAAACTACATGACTTTAGTTCTATTATTGGAACGGAAATGTATGTAGTTCCTGTTAGTTTCTCACCGGATAGAGGTACGTTAGTAGTTTCTCATAGAAAATATTTACAAGCTTTAATACCTGGAGAAATTGAAAACTTAAAACAAACACAAGGTGAAACAGTGACTGGAAATGTTACGGGTACTGCAAAATACGGAGTATTTGTAGAATTTAATAAGTGTTTAACTGGTATGATTCATAATAATGATTTAGATGAAGATACATTAGCCAAGTTTAGAGCCAGAGAAATTAAACCAGGTGATGAAATTTCATTTATGGTTAAAGATATTATAAGTAATACTAAAATAACATTAACTCAAAAGGCAAATATAGTTGTTAATCCATGGGTAGATATTATTTCTAGATATCAAATTCCTTCTGTGGTACAAGCTACTGTTAAAACTAAAAAGGATTACGGATTATTTATCACAATAGAAGATGGAGTGACTGGTTTGCTACATGTTAGCGAATTAAGTGAAGAAGTAATGAGCGTATTTAAAGCTGGTGACCCAATCACGGTACAGATTACAAGAATCGATGTTGATTCGATGAAAGTCTTTTTAAAGATGCCGCAATAACTATTGCAACGAGAGTGTGATATATAATCAAACGGTAATATCATAATCTTAGTATGCAAAAATTAACTATAGATTCTCCGAGAGAATCAATCCTAAACGCAGCACTCATGGGTGTTGAGTTTGAGTTCTATTCTAACCTCGATCTAGAAGTAACCAGAAAAGCTCTGGAAAAACTTCTAGATCGAAAGATTAGATTAGAAGATAAAGCCCATTCTGATTTTGTACCATCTGCTGAAGAATTTAAAATTGAGCCAGATATGTCTGGTGGTAAAGGATTAGCAGAGTTGGTTACGGGACCTATCTCTTATAGAAATGCCAGATTAGTGGTTATTAAGATGTTAAAATGGATATCTGAAAATGGATATACTAATGACAGAGCATCAATTCATATAAATTTATCTTTCGATAAAAAGTATCTCGAAGATAAAGATCTTGTTTCTAAAATGAATGTTCTTAAATTTATTTTAGAATTTGATGAAAAACAAATCTATAAGTTTTTCCCTGAACGTGAAAATTCTACATATGCAAAGAGTGTAAAATGGGTAATGCCAAAAATTGAAGCATTTCATTTTGATGGTAATCATATAGCGTCAAACAATTTTAAATTTGCTGACACAAAATATTATGGAATTAATTTTTCCAAAAAAGAAAAGAATTACTTAGAATTTAGGTATATTGGTGGAGCTGATTATGAGAAAAAATCAGATGATATTCTTTATTTAACTGAAAGATTTTTAATGCAAATGTGGAATTCGTGTAATGACTCCAGGTTTAATGATGAGAATAAAATAGAATTACAGAGAATTTTAAATAAAAATAAACCTATCTCAGATATACTAAAGGACTACTCTAAGGTATCTGAACATTATCCCGACATAACTATATTGGTAGATTTAGTAGATAACCCAGTCATTATTAAATTGCAATGGGAAAGGTTTAAGAATAGAGTAGTAGATCTTATAGTAAATGGATCTATGACTGCCGGCTTAATTAATTATGATTCTAATTATGGAGCCACACAAATAAAAGATGGAAAGTTTCCAACTGTTTATCAATTAGAAGATTTTGAATTTATAGATTGTGAAATAGCTGGGAATGTAACTAATTCTAGTTTTTATGGGTGTGAAATAACTGGGTCTGCTATCATGTATGGTAGTTTATACAAAGGCACTAAGGTAAAAGAATCAAAAGTAGAATCTAGTTATACACATGGTAGTTGTGAATTAATAAACTGTTATGTTGCAGGTAGAGATACTATGTTTAAAGGTAAAATGATTGGAGGTATATTCAGAGAGGGTTTCAAAACAAAAGATGCCAGATTTGAAGATACTGAGATTGTTGTAAGTAAAAAAATAAGAGAATAAAATGAGTGAAATTAGAAGCGGTTCAAACCAAGATTTAACTTCTGGTAGAAATTTCGATCCAAATTGTCTAAATACTTTTTTAGAAGAAATAGGTGATGATATTACTGGGGCATGTATGGTACCTATTAATTTGCCACAAAAAGAGATTGTTAATATAATTAAAAGAGCCAAAAAATGGTTTTATAAAAAATATGAATATTCTGTAAAAGAAAATTTATACCATATTCCAAATAGTGTATTTAGTACATCACACTTTAAAAGCCACAGAGCACTTACGTTGCCTGGGCCAAGTGCAGACGGAGGTGGAGGTGTATATTCAGTATATGGTTTATATGACTTAGCTTCAGGTTGGAATGGAGGCGGAGGCGGAATGGATGTGAGATTCCAAGGTGGTTCTGACTTTTCAATGGAGCGAATGTTATTTAGAGGAATGTATGAAGGTTCTGGTATGGCTGAAGCCGCAGAAGAACTACAGTATTATGTATTGAACGCTTCTATGGCAGATTTGTCTAGACAAATACTTGAAAACCCTATTTCATTTCATTATTCTAGTTTAACTGGAGAATTAAAATTTATGGGTGATACACCAAAGGGTGATGTTATTTTAGAGATATATGAAACTATCCCTGATTGTGCATTATATTCAGATGAAATATTCTTTAGATATGTGAGTGCAAAAATAAAACAATCTATTGGTTCTAAATTAGCAATTTTTAAATTTGCCCTTCCTGGTAATGTTGATTTTGATTATGATGCCATTAAAAGTATGGGTGATGATGAGCTATCAGAGATTAACGAAGAGATTCAAGGAGACGAAGGTGTTGATTGGATGATGCATTCATAAATAAAAGAAGATAAATAAATAAATGGAATTATATATAAAATATCCTAGCGATCCTAATTACGACGAAGATCAAGTTCAGACTAATGGTGAAATAGAAATGTTGATCACACAGATTCAAACAATTTTATTCACTAATAGTGGTGAAGTTATGGGGGATCATAAGTTTGGATGTGATTTAGAAACACTTATATATGATTTCAATTCTAGTGAACATAATATTAAATCAGTGATAGTAGATCAGATTAATGCATATTGCCCATTAGCATCAAAATACAATGTTCAAGTGAACATTGACTTTGTTCGAGGTGAAGTTAGAGATATTGCGTTCATAGATATTACGATAGATAGTAGATATGCTATAAAAATAAGCATGCTATAAAAAAGTATACATAAATAATGGCAGAATTAAAATTTTTAAGTACAATTAGAACGGGAGCAGAGTCTATTAAGGCTGATGCTAGAACTTATATTTCTAGGGTATACAATAGAGCTAACACTTTGTTTACTTTAGCTTCACCGTTTGCACAAATAATAGCTGTACTATCAGAAATGATGGATCTTATTATGTATTATATTGAGGATTCTGTAGTAGAACAAAACATATATACTGCACAGCAACCAGAATCAATATATGGTATGTCAAGATTGACAGGTCATGATGCGACAAGAGGATTTGCTTCTACTGGTGAAATTATATTTAGATGGAAACCTGGTGCTGATATGGCAAAAATAGCAGGAAGTTTATTAAATATTAATGGTAGATCAGAAATTAAATTTGATGCTAACGGAATGACGTATACTTTATTAAATTCTGTTGAATTATTTAAATTAGAAAAAACAAATTATAATGCATTTAAAAGTGCAATAATTCAAGGTAAATTTGAATCACAAACTGTGACTTCTAATGGTGAAAAATTACAATCATTTAACATTAATACTGGTGGAATCACTGATCATAGTAAAGTTACTGTAAGTGTTAATGGTGAGCAATGGACAAAGCATGAATCTCTTTATGATCTATTATCTGATGAGAAAGCATATTTAATTAAAACTGGTATTAGCGGAGGTTTAGATCTTTATTTTGGAAATGGAAGTTTTGGAATGGTGCCACCAAATGGTGCTAGTATTAAAGTGGAATATGTAAAACATTCTGGAATTGCTGGTAATTTAGATGATTCACCTGATCTAACTATTAAGTGGGATGCAACTGGTTATGATTCTAATGGAACAGAACATGATTTAAATGAATTCTTAGATGTAACTGTTACTTCATCTCCAAAAATGGGTAGTGATAGAGAGAATACTCAATTTACAAAAATAATGACACCACTTGCAAGTAAATCATTTGTATTAGCTACACCTGATAACTATGAATACTTTTTGTCAAGATATAATATGTTTTCTTACATAGATGCATATAACACTACTGACGATCAATATTTAGATGATGATAATGTTATTTATATTTTTGCGGTGCCAGATGTTAATAAAAAATTAGCTAAAAATCAAGATTACTTTACTGTACCACAAGAAGAAATGTTCTTTGATCAAGGTGAGTATGATGCAATGCATAAGGTTTTAGAAGATAGCGGCCAACAAATGGTAACAACTGAAGTTGTTTTTGTTAAGCCACAGATAAGAAAATATAGTATTGATATTAATATTAGATTCTTTGAAGGTTATACTAAGGATGAAATTTACACAGCTGTAAGAGAGAGAATGTCAACATACTTATTAAATATAACAAGAAGAGATAAACTGCCTAAGTCTGATATTATTTATATCTTAGAAGAAGTAGCAGGTATTGACGCTGTAAATGTTAGGTTCATTTCAGAGACAGAAGAAACAGCAAGAAGACTTGGTTATTATGAATCAATTACTACTACCGTGGTTCCACAAGAACCAGTAACACTGGAAACTGTAGGAAATGGAAAACAAAAATATGTTTTCTTTAAGAAAATAGAGGATGTAAAGGTGGTTCCAGTTGATGAAAATACTGTTATTCCTCCTAAGGTAAAAGGATTAGATCAGTGGGGTGATATTATAATGGAAAAAGAAGAAGTTGCTGTTTTTAGAGGCGGATGGTTAGATAGAGATGGTGACGTTATGGAAGATGATGTGTTAATTAACGCTGAAGCTGCGGTAAGTATAAACTTTGAAGCAGATCCTGTGCCTAGAACAATATACACTAGAGTACAAGCTGGAAATAGAAAGGCACTTAAATAATGGGTTTATTTACAAATTTATTTAACTATAGACAACGTAGAAGATATGATTCTGCTAAATCTAGAAAGGATGATAGATTACACACGGGATTTAACTACGATGATGAGTTGGCTCCAGGAGAATTTATTAGTAAGTCTTTGTCTGGTCACATTCAAAGAAATCAAACTATGCAACATTTTTTAATATTCTTAGATGACGCATTAAAGAATTTATTAAAGGGTGCAAGATATTTAAATAATTTTAAAAATTACACCGTTGACGAAAACACAAAGAAAACTAAATAATGTACGATAATTTAAGATTTTTTAAAGGATTAGAATATGATTTAAACTTCGTAAAGGATAACTCTGATGTTTATCAGGGAACTGTGCATTTATCTGAGGTTTCTGCTGGTTTATATGAAACTATTAATTTATTTATATTAGAAGAGTGTGAATTATTCGGAGACCCTATTATAAATTTCCCAGTATCTGAAACACCAGATAACGATAAATTTATATTTGAATGGAGTGAAGATACTAGATTTGGTAGTAAAGATATTACACTATATAATATAGATCATTCTGGAAATCTTCCAGTAATTAAAGAATTAAAATCTCAAACTATTGATCTAATAGATTTTAGTAAAGTTGCGGTATTTAATGATGGTACTAAGGCGTTGTGGGAACAAGATAGTACCGCTATTCAAATTAATATAGCGTTAAATTCATTAAAAGCTGGACCACATGTTAGAAACTTGCACATTTATCATAGCGCAGCGGGTGTAAAAACACTTATAGCAGATATTGAAGTTTATGGTGAAGTAGTTGCTGAAGATGAAAGAACCAAAATTCTTCTTCAAAACTTTGGAGCTACATTAGATGAATCTGATTTTATGTTATTTAAAGATCATGACATTAGTGAAATGTCACCTGATTATAAATTACTGAATAAGAAAAGAAAGGAATTACTTTTAGAATTACACAACATAAAACCATTTGTTGGTACATATAAAGCAATATTGAATGCAATAGATTTCTTTGGTTATGACAAAATAACACTTAAGGAATATTGGTTAAATGTTAATAATTCTGTTAAGAACTTTGGTAAATTATTTGCAGTTCCAGTTCCTAACTCTTCTGTTAGGGGTGAAAACACTAGAAAGAAATTAGCGTTTAAACTGCCTTCTAGTACAATGAAAAAAACTAGTAAGTTTAGTCTTGTATATAGATTAAACGAGCCGAATGGAACATTTGATCATTGGGATATTCCTAATGTTGATGAGGTTTTTGATTATACACCAGAAGAAGTACTTATTAAACTATATGGTTTAAAGGCAAAGTTACAAAAAGATTATTTACCGCTTCAAGCAAAAATTATAGATATTACTGCCGAAGGAGATTACTTCTCTCAAAGAAATATAAATGTATGGAATATTCAAAATGGCATTGATTTCTTTAGTGAAGGACATGATATTAAGTTTAATGTATTTCCTAACGATAGACAGTTATTTATAGAAGATATGTCAATGGTTTTAAAACCATCGCTTAATCAAGATGATGATTCTAATAACTATAATTTATTCTTAAATACTAAAAGCGGACAAGAACATACATTAACCCCAAATAATAGAACAGAATTAAAGAGTATATTTAGAGAGTTTTATGAAACATATCATAATCAAGAATTATATTCTTATAACCCTAACATTCCAATTGGATGTCCTGTATTATTAGACGGTACAGAATCATTTGATGATATTTGGGATGAAGCTAAATTTACTTGGGAAGATGCTCACAATCCAAACGATACTTTGTTAATTACATGGAACGATTGGTGGAAAGCATGGGTTTATGAAATAGAATGGATTATTACAAGTAAAAATAAAGGGTATGATCAGACTTATAGGGGTGCGATAGATGATTATTTGATTCTTCCATTGATATTACCACATGATGACATATATACTGTCGAGATGAGAACATATGATCTCTTTGGGCACAGATCTCATTATAGAATGAAAGATCTAATAGATGTAAAACTTAAAAATCTAGAATTATACGGTATTTATAAGTGGTTAGAAGATGATTCATGGGATAATAAAAATCTACCGTGGCAAAAATCAGGTGGTTATTGGAATCAACCTCAAGATAATGTAACAACTATCGATGATGATATTGCTACTCTTTATTTAACATTAGATAGAGCAAATTACATTCACTTTGAAGAAGATCAAGGAGTTAGATTTTCAACTGTTAGTAGGTATTTAGATATTTATTCTGAAACTGCATATAGTGAAACTACTGGACCATATACATGGGACGAATCAACGTTTGATTGGAAAGACACTGAGCATTTAGCGTGGCATTTCATGAGAGTTGGACCTGATTTAACTTCAAGTTTCAAAATAAATGATATACAACAAGGTGATACCTTAGTAATAACACATAAAGATCCAAAAACTGGAGAAATAAGCACAGGATCTCATCAAATAGTTAATGCTACACCAACCACGTTTAATGATGTAAATGGTTGGACTCAAATAATGAATGAATTACAACAAAGTGAAGACTATGTTATTAGTAAATTTAATTATAACGCAATATTTGAAGATTCTGACGATAATGATGTAAGTGATGTTTTTAAATTCATATTGGTTGTAGGAAAAGAATACTCAAAAACTTATGATTTTGAAGACGCTTCGATAATAAAAATTAATAATTCATCAAACGCTAATATTAGCGGTGAAATTCACGTACAACATTACAATCCAACATGGGACGACACCAGAGTATTTAATGATTATGCAGAGGTTGAAAGATCTACACATGTTACATTTTCAACAGATATTTCTAGATTCCCTGGAAGTAAAAATGCTAAATGGACTATCACAAATATAACTAACCCAAAAATCACTGATATATACTATAATAATATGTGGCTTACATATATCTTTAAAGAACCTGGGTACTACAATATTCAGCTAGAAACTGAAGATACAAATGGAAATAAAAACCTTGTAAATAGGAACATGTTAAAAGTAAAATAATAAAAACAATAAAAATGGCAAACATTACTGAAATTTTAGGAACTGATTCAGTTTCTTCATCGAGACCGATCATCAATAGCAACTTTGAGTTGTTAAATGATGAGTTAGCATCTGTTACGGCCTTGTTAAACCCAACTACCTTAATTTTAAGTGGAGTCGCTAGCGTATCTACTTCATCGTTAACTGTTACACAGAACGGTGCTAACTTATTATTAGTAAATAATTTAGGTGCCGCGTTTAACACTGCTGCAATTTTTAATTCATCTGTAAAATTAGATGGAGATTTAGTAAAAAGCGGAGTCTTAGGAACTGCTGCTACACCAACAACACAAGTTACACCAGTTTCAATAACTGCGGTTACTTACTTTATTGATAGTCACTTTACATTACCAGAAGCGGTAGATGGACAAGAGGTAACAATTATTAATGTTGACGGTAGTTCTAAATCTGTGTTATCTGGTACAGGAGCTACTTTAGGTGCTACATCTATTACACTCGAAGGATTAAACTCAACAGTTACATTAAGATGTTTTGATAATAAATGGTATATTATCTCATCGCACAACACAACAATAGTATAAACAAAACTTAAAGAATAGATGGCAACTCCTCTAGTTAGAATACCGCAGCCAATGGGCGGCACAATGTATGCTTTCGCATCTTCTGCGAGAGACATGACTAGGGCTTTTAATAGTTCAGATTTAAATTTTGAGTTTAGTAAATACGCTTTATTAGATCTTCCAGATTTTACTGATTCTGTTAATGGCTCTAACACAATAGATTTTGAATTAAATCTTAAACAACCTTCAGGTGATGCATATGTTGCTGGAATGCCTAATGTGGATTTTGCACAAACATTCCAAAATTATGCGCTTAACTTAGAAGAGCTGTTATTAAAAGACGATGATTATGATCCAATAATATTACAATCAGATTCTGAAAAGATATTTTTTAAATGGTTAAGTTCTTTGGGTGCAGTAGATTTTATTGCAGCTGATTCTAACCAGACACTTGTTGGTAATTATACCGAAAAAGTTAATGGTACGTTTGCTAGTGATAACTACGATAGAGTTGTTAAATATTTAGGAACAATAGATGCTGAAAACGATGTTGCATATCAAGGTAACACGTATCATGAAGTCTATATTAATGTACCTACTTCAGTAGGTTATACTCCGACTGTTTTATTTAAACCAACAAATTATAATACGACTGCAACAAAATTATATGCAAGTGATTATGTAGAGGGCAGAGAGGCACAATTACACCCTGATCCAAACATAAACATGAATACTGTTGTTGACGAATATACGTCAAGTAGTGGAGCTTATTATAATATTCAAACTAATGCTACTAACAGCGTTGGAATTAATTTCGATGCAACTGCATATGAAGAAATTAATAATGACGTTGAAGTAGAATCACTATTAGATTTTGCTAAAAAGGGACAAAGGTTTACATTTAATGCCATTCTTGTATACTATGATATTTATAGCGAATCTATTTCTGCAAATAGAGCAACTAACTTATATGGAATATTAATTTTAGATGATATACAGGACGCTTATGGACCTGGTTCTAAAATTAACGAACAAATTAAATTTAAACCGAACGAGGTTACAGGTTTAAATGGTAATGCATTTTCTTTAAAATTAAATCTTAAATTTAATTCTTCATTAGATAATGTTGGTGTAGAAACAAGTGTAAATGATTTTACAACTTTCTCTATGGATTTATTCATGGACACAACAACTGCTCTTGAAAATGCAACTGAATTGTTAATACAAGCTAATAATAGATATGCTGCTATTGTAGAAAGATTAGATTCTATAGAAAATATTGTTTCTTCTACTGAAGACACAACTGCTTTATCGCAAAAGGTTCAAGTATTAGAAGATGATTTTCAAAGTAGTTCTCTTCAATTAGCGGATTCAAATTCTCTTTTAGAATTAATAACAAAGGCACATACTAAAATTAATTCTTTAATTGATGGAACTATTCCAGTAGAATTACAATACAATACAGATATTATATTTGCTGGAAAGGGTACAGAAGTTGATAAAACTATTCCTAATAAAATTAAAATTGACAGTACAGTTGACGGTTATACATTAAATAGCCCATACTTGTGGAATATAGCAGCAAGAACAATCGCTACTAAATTATCTACAACAGAGCAATTTGATGCAGGTGTAGCAGGGAATGGATCTTCTAAGTTTGCAATTTGGTCTAGACTTGAAGAATTTTCAAACAGATTAAGTTTAAAAGGATTATTCTCATCTGAGCCCGAAAGTGACCTTAATATATACATTGACGATAGTTTAGTTTCGTGGAAAAACGGACAAACTTTCAAAATTACATTTGATGAAATAAATATGTCAGGAAATAATATTAAATTTTGGACAAACTCAGTTGGAGGTTTTGATCAATTAATATTTAATGTTGACTCAACTCAATTAATAACAAATAAACCATATATTGAATTAGTGTGTATTGATTACACTAACTATCAATTTGAAGCCGATATTTTAAGATAATATGAATACTAATAACTCTATTTCTAATTCGCTCAAGAAACTACTTGAAATTAATTCAAATTCTTTAAAGACATTTGAAAGAATCAATGAGGCGATAACTACAGATCAAAAGGATGTACCTCTTGAATTGCTAACTGAAGACGGAACTAAAACTGTTTATGTGCCTTCTTTTGGTTACATGAAAAGAGAATTAGAAAGATTAGATGTTAATTTAAAATCTTTAGCAGGTTTAGGAAAAGGAAATACTAGGATTAAATTACCAGACGGTACTTACCAAAGTATTATTACAACACGATTAAAAACTCCTGCAAATGACATAACTAGTTTTGTTAGACCAGTTAATTTTGGTACAAAACCTAACTATTTCTTTGAAGACTTTTTAAATCCTTTACTTACAACTAGTATTAATGTTAGTGGACAAATTCCAAATGAAACTGAAAGAGTTTTAGTAAAACGAATTTTATTTGATTCTACAAGTGCAGTCACTGTTGAATATTTTAACACTAATTTTAAAAACAAAGAAAACCTAGATTATAATACTGTAATTAGAGATATTGCAAATAATAGTTTAACATACATACTAGATGAAGATACTCGTGATCTTCCATATAGAACTGCACAATTTACTGGTAAATTTGATGTATTAAAAATTAGTAATTCTAAAAGAGAAGTTTTAGTCGATGGTGTTACTAAAAAGAAAGCTATAAAATTATACACTATAGATTCTTTAACATATTCTGATTCTAATAAAGATCTAAAAGATACTGAAGCACTTAAGGTTGGAGATGAATTAATGGTTCAAAGCGGTGCTAGAAATACTAGATATAAAATAACTAGAATCGATGGTTCGGCTAATCAGGTTGAATTATTAATAGTAGAAGGATATGAATCTATTAAGATCGGAGCCAATCAACTGGGCATATATAAAAACGATGAGGCTAACTTAAGCATAGATATTAATGTAGGATTTAATGAAAGAGCATTAGTTTTTGTTAAAGCTATAGATTCAGATTCTAAAATATTGGCAGAAAATTGGTCACCTGGTATTGGATTTTATTCAAACGAATTAACATTAATCCAAGCTGATGGGTCATCAATTAGATTAGATGATTATTACAAAGCAGAAGTTGCTGATTTTGGGAAATATATTACAGCACTTAAAGAAGATGCTATCCCTCCAGCAGCACAAGGTATTACACCCGATGCTCCTTCTTTAAACAATAACAACTTTAAAGTAGTTCAAATTAATTCTCATTTGACGGCTAACGATACTGCTGATAAAATTAAGAAGCTATCTGCTGATAAAATTAATGTAGAAGAGAAGATTAAGAAATTAGATGAAACTATAGTTAAAAAACGTTCTGAAATTTCTACTAAAAAATATGAATCTTCGATACAACAAGATAAAGATAAAAATGAATTAAACTCACTTATTACAGAGAGAACAAGTGAAACTAGTTTATACAATAGTATTGTAAATCAAATTCAATCATTAGCTTCTGGAAGCAATGCACCAAAAATTGCCCCTAAGTATAGGGTTAGAGGATTCTGGGAAATTCCAGTGGCAAAGAAAGTTGCTGATACATTAGATCAAAACATTGTTAGATTTGTTGTACAATATAGATACTTGTCAACTAGCGGAAAAGCAAGTGAAGTTACTCAACTACCGTTTACTGATGGAACAAGAGAAAAAACAGCAGTCTTTTCTAACTGGAATGAAATGGAAACTAAAGTTAGATCTAGATATAGAAACTCGATCACTAGAAAATTTGAGTGGAAAGATAGTTTAGTAGAGGATGCACAAGAGGTAAACTTTAACCAACTAGATCTTGCAATTAACGAAGGTGAATTAGTTGAAATTAGAGTTAAATCAGTATCTGAAGCTGGATATCCTGCAAACCCAATATATTCTGATTGGTCAGAATCAATTACAATTGATTTTCCTATTACAGAAATCGATACTACTAATGTTGACGCATTGTTAATGTCAAATGCGGCTGAAACAGCATCCGTTAAAATATCACAAGAACTTACCTCTAAAGGTGTGTTTACACATATTGATGATTCATTTAGTGCTAACGAAAAATATTATGCACATAACGCAACATCAATTGCATCAGGATTCTTATCAGCTGAACAAAAACCAATCTCAGTATATGATAAAATTGCTGAGTTAGAATTACAAATTTCAGAGCTTAAGGGTACGGTAGAAGTTGAAATAGGTGAATTAGTTGTTAAAATAATGGATGAGGACGGTACAATTACCGTTATTAACAATGACACCAAAAACCAAATATTTGCTGGTTATTATACAGATGAGGTTGCAAGTCTTACTGTTAAAAAAGGTCACATTGTTACAAAGACGTTTAAACTTCTATTAGAAAACACAAAAGCTACTAAACTTGAATTAGTTTCAAGATTAGTTGGAGATAGAAACTTACCAGCATACAGATCTAGTGCATCAGGTACTAGTATTGCTGATAATGGGTTTGGTGTAAAATTAAATGATTTAGGAGTTGCTGACACTGATAATAAAATTTCGTCAGACAATTATTACACATCTGAAGGTAAATACGATTTAGTTCCTATTCAGTTTCAAAATATAAGTACATCTTCTATTAATTCTTATGATTTATTAGCTGAAGCACCGTATCAATCAGCACAAAGACGTGGTCAATTTGTTTATTCTAGATTTATGGATGTTTCAAATCAAAATCCGCTATATGTTACTGAATCATTACTTGGTAGTGGGTCGGTAGATTTTAATAGTTATGAATATGGTTTAGGGTATGCTATTTTTGAAGGTGATTCAAGTGCAATTAACATTAAAGCATCAACAGGTAACGGTGATTCGGTAGATTTCATATGGACTGGAACGTTCGGTACACATGGTAATTCTACAAATGCAGACTTAAGTGGAGGTTTTCAATCTGACAAAATAGATGTATGTAGTGTTGGAACTATAGGTGCTGCGAATTATAATAATGGTTTATATCTTCACAAGGATCATCCTGATTTAGAGAACATATATTCATCATATGTTGAAGCTGTGCCTAATTCAAGTAGTGTTTCAGACGCGGATCAAAAAGATAATTTACAAGATGTTGTAGATAATGCACTTTATACAATGCCGATTCCTTCTACATATGCAACTGGAACAACGTTTGTTTATAACAATCCATTAATAGGAAATAGCTTTTCATCTCCACTGGTGGATGCAGTTAAAGCTACAAAACAATTAGCGTTTCAAAAAACTGATAATAATTTCATCAAATCGGGCGACAGAACATTTAAAATGTCATTTGATGCAAATGACCAATTTCTTTTAGGTGGACGCTCATGTGGTGCATTCTTATTTTTATCGCCTATTAATTTAGATACTTTAAAAGTTGAAGGTGATGCTAAACAAAGTAGAAAAAGTATTAAAAAGAAAGTCGGTACTTTAGACAGTTCTAGCGCTCTTTCAGTTGATATTATATTCCAATATAGAATGACTGATTATTTTGGTAACGATCCTGATTCTGATATCGGTAGAGTAGGTGGTCAAGCTAAATTAAGATTCCCAAATCTTACATACACTAAGAAAATAGGATTAGATATTTTTGACAAATATGATCAACAATTCTCATTTGATTTAGAAGTGTTTGCTAAATATAGAGCTAAAGGTAAAAACTTAAATTCTATTAGAGCTGCGAAGCTAACTAGATTCGCTAGATAAACCACAACATACGATAGTCTATAATAAATCTGGATATATAATACAGACAAAAGTATTGTATGCAAAAAAGATTTTAATAGATGTCACAAATTACATTAAGAAATTCTAATACGGGAGCAGATCCAGCCAATGGAGCTAATAGTTTATGTTTTAGTGGCCTAGATGGTATATTAGATTTATATTACACTGGTACATTAACTGCAAATGGTGGAAGTTCAGCCACAGGAACAATATTAAATACCGATAGTGCTAACCCCACTCCATGGGATGGACAGAATAAATTGTACATTGATGAGTTAGGTTGTAATATATTAAGAATATCCAGTGCCGGTGAAGTAATGGAGTTATTTTCAAATGACACGGGTACAGGTGTGCCAGTGTGTACTCCTGTAATTACTGTAACAGGTCCTAATCTTATTGATGATCACTTAGAAGGTACAGTATATACTGACCAAGGTGCTACTTTAGAGGAAGAGTGCCCATCTGGTGGTAGTATAACGGTAACAGGTGTACCCGATGGCATGACAGTTGGAAATTATACTATAACATATACATATCCTAACGCAGTAGATAAAATTAGAACTGTAAATGTGGTTCCAGCTCCGACACCAGTTCCACCAACAGCAACGCCTGTGCCAACACCCGTGCCAGATACAACGCCTCCGGTAATATCGCTTACTGGAAATGCTATAATAACTATCGAGGTAGATCCATCTTTTACAGGTCCATATATTGAAGATGGTGCTACGGCATTGGATGATGTAGATAATGACATTTCATCGCTCATAGTAATTGGAAATTTAAATAATGTAGATCCAACTAACGTTGGCGTTTACACGATTACATATAATGTTAGTGATACCGCAGGAAATCCCGCAGTTGAAGTTACTAGAGAAATTCAAGTTGTAGATACTACAATACCTGTAATTGTACTTCAAGGGGATAATCCTTTAAACATTAATATTGGTGCTGCATATAGTGAACCTGGTTTCGCCGCAACTGATAATTATGACGACAATGCAACTCTTACTGGTGCTGTAGTTGTAGGAGGTGATACTGTGGATAACTCAACAGTTGGTCAATATAATATAACATATAATGTAACTGATTCAAGTAATAATAATGCAGTAGAGGTAATTCGCGTTGTTAATGTAAACGACACTTCAGCTCCAATTCCAGAAAACGAGACATATGATGTGGCTTGGAATGCAACGCTCGCTATTATATTAGAAGCTTCAGATAACGTAGATTCTTCTGGTAGTTTAACATATACTATAGTAGATCAGCCAACTAAGGGACAATTAAATGCAGATGGAGGTGATCTCTTTACATATACTCACACTGCAACAGTATACGGACAAGATTCTTTTACTTTTACAGCGACTGATTCAGAAGGGAACGTTTCTCTTCCTGGCACAATAACAATAAATCCAATAAACAGTGCACCTGTTTTAACAGATCCTGGATCAATACAATTACAACAAAATTCAAGCGTTGTATTTAATGTTGGTATACAGGATGCTGATGGCGACGCAATAACAATTATTGAAGATACTGCTGTTTCAAATGGTACAATTCAACTTATACAAACGTCTAGCAACTTAGAGGTAACATATACACCTAATCTTGGTCATTTTGGTGGAGACACGTGGGTCATCATAGGTGAGGATAGTAAATCAG